CTCTGCACACCCTGACCAAACTCGACGAAGCGGTCCTTGATGAATTGCTCGTTGAGACCAGCCTTGAGCAACCACGGTTAAAAGTGGCGCATGTTCCACCGGTCAGAGCCGATCTTGGCGATGTTGTAGCGATTGAACAACCCGCGCAGATGATTGGCGACAAATTCATATGAAACCGTCCTGCCCGGTGTCGTCTGCAAATAGCCGCGCACACGCCAAAGACCATACGGGACGTGATCGAGGTTACCGCGTTCGACCAGCCCCTCGGACGGCAACCAGAATGTCGGCTGCACGCGCCACTTGCCGTCGCGCCTGCCGATCAGCACGAGCGCGGTCAGGTCCGCCACCTCGGACAAGTCGAGGCCGCCGTAGAGCGTCAAGCCGTCGAGCGGTCCCGGCTCTTCGCCGCACGCCTTCCAAATCGCGGGCGCGATGAAGGCGTTGGTCGCCTCGACGCGCCGATTCAAGATCAAGTTCTCATATTCGGCCTGCCGCGCCGGCATGCGCCGAGCCGCAGCGGCCATGTCCAAGACCTCGCGCGGATTGAGGAAGGTGCCGTAAGCCGGGTTCGCAAGCTTAATCGTCGCTTCCTCAAACGGATCGAGTTCGGCTGGCGCGGTGTAGAGCTTGAGCACCGTGCGCGGATCGTGCTCGGCCAGCGCGTCGTCGATCAGCACCGAGAGCAGGTCGGCGTCGGTCGGGGCCTGCGTGCTGATGACGATGGAGAGTGGATCGACCGACGCAGCGGTCGCCGTCTCCAACGCCTCGTAGAGCGATGAACGTGGCCCTCTGCACTGGCCCAATTCGTCGTGCACAATGAACGACGGGCTCAGTCCGTACGCGGTGCTAGCATCAGCCGACAGCGCGCGATAACGGGTGCCGAGCTCGCTGCAGACAAGCGTCTTTGCGGTCTCCATCACGTGCACGATGCGCGCTAATGCCGGGTTGAGGCGCACCATCTTCGCGGCCAGGCTGAAGATGATGGCCGCCTGATCTCTGGACTGCGCCGCGGAATAGAGCTGCGAATTAGGCCGACTCTTTGCGGATGGACCGCAGAGGTGATTGAGCAGCAGGCACGCGGCGAGGCAAGTCTTCGCATTCTTGCGGCCAACACTGATGATGGCGTGGCGGGTGCCGTGCGGATTGTCGTAGATCAGCCGAATTAGTTCTTGCTGCCAGTCCTGCAGCACCAGCGGCTGGCCGACGAGCTTACCCTCGGGAACAAGACAGACCTGTTGGATAAACGCGATGACGTCGGCGGCGGTGACCGGATCGTCACGCTTCGGGCTTTGCGGCTTGCGCCTGGTCACCCTTGATCTCCCACGGACGCCATTCGGGAGCCTGCAGGACTCGCGGACCCGCGGCACGCGGTACAGTGCGCGACTTCGGCGCGGCCCGCAACTGCGCGAGCAAATCGGCAACGGATTTCGACGCCATGCCATGCCGGGCAGCAAGCGCGCCGGCCTCCTTGCCGGCCTCCTGACCCTGCGCACGCAGATCGCGAATCCGAACCTCAAGGCTCTCCGCGATCGCGGCCTGGGCAGCCAGGCGGCGGAGGATCAGCTGCCCGGCAGGGTCGACCCAATGCGCCGGCAACGCGGCGATGACCTCGCGCCAAGCCCGCTGTTCAAGCGCGTCCAGCTCCGCAGGCGGCTCCGGGCGACCCTGACCCGGCATGACCACAGAAACGACCGAGAGCGCGGCAGGGGAGCGATTACGACCACGAGGCATTGGAAACCTCCGCGTGGATGTTAACACGAGGACCCGAGGCGAACGCACTTTGGTTGTGCCGCAGGGCCGCCGCGCTCCGTGCCGGGGCTCGCGCGAAAATTTTCAATATCCCCCCACCCCCGACTTTCAGCGATTATAAACCGGGTGCCGCGGATCGAGCGGCCAGCCATCGGGACCCACGTCGGGAAGATAGCCGCGCTGCTCAACGAGCCGCTTCGTACTGTCGTGACAAGACTTGCACAACGATTGAAGCTTGCCGAGCCAGAACCGATTGACGTCTCCGCGATGCGGCTCGACGTGATCGACAATCGTAGCTAGCGTCACGACACCTCGCTGAAGGCAGAACGCGCACAGTGGCTCGATACGCAGTTGATGGCTCCGTAAATGTTGCCACCGCGCGAGCTTGTACCAGTGATCGTGTTTTTTCGTGCGCTTCGTCATAGAGGGACACATCCCCGTTGGTGATATTGGTGGTTTGACGGGCAGGCAAAACGATGACGAAGGCGATTGGTGATATTGGTGGTTCTGACGGCGGGGGAACCCAAAATGGTCACCAATTTCACCAACCAATTGGTGATGTTGGTAGGGTCTATAACTTCTGTGCGTGAAAAAAGCCAGATTATCTATCCTGTAAAAGTTTAAAACCTTACCAATTACACCAATTCGACCGGCTCACGGCTTCGTGGCCTCGCCGGCCTGTAATTGCTCCGCTGCGGTCAACCGCTGTTTCAGGTCTAATGCAGCACGGGCATAGATTGCCTGCCGTCTGCCATCGATAACCCACATCCCGTCGCTTGCCTTAGCGTTAGGATTGACGACGACGGCGTAGCCGTTGTCCTCAAGCCGCCGCCGCATGAGCCGCCGCATTTTTACGGCACGCAACCATTCGAGCTCGGGGGCTGCAACGATCAATTGCGTGATCGTCAGCGCGTCTGGCCGCTTGCCGTCCTTATCTTTCAAACGGTCGATAGCATCGGCAATCTCACTGAATTCACCACTGCGATCGGCGTTGACCATGTACCAGAACGCGTCCGTCTTCACCGGCTCAGTCTTGGGGTCAAAGTTCGATAGGTCATATTGGTTGAGCAGCGCAGCGACATGGGCAAAACCGCCGGCCTCGTACCAGCCCCAAAAGTCGTTCCAGAATGCAGCCGGGAACTCCTCGCCGCGGCGCTCGGAGAACGCCACGTAGTGCCGGCGGTCGTCGGGCGGCAGATAGAGCGCGTCGCGGTAATTGGTGGTGATGACCATCCCGGAGCGATTCAAGATGAAATATTCGTTGATGTACTTTTCGTTGACCCGGATCGTGTTGGGCGGGGCCGCGAGCAGGTCCTTCATGTGATCGAATAGCCGATAACGGTCGACGGTGCCCTGTTCACCAACGTCGCGCGCCTCGTTGAGCCGAACGATCAGCGATTTGAGGAAACCGTTGTTGCGTTGACCGAGGTGGTTGAGCTTGATGTTCTGAAAATTCCACTCTCCGATTGTACGTACGACTGCTTCGAGCAGCGTATCCTTGCCGATCTTGGGCGCGCCGCCGAGCACGAGCGCGTGGTTGATCTTCTCGCCCGGTCGCTGCACGCGACACGCCAACCACGCGATGATGTGTTCGGCGTCCTCGGGATAGAGCATGCGCCAGTGCTCGACCCAACGCGATGCTTGCGTCGAATCACCGCGCTCAATCGCAGGCGGCGGACGGTAGAAGTTGAGCGTTGTCGCGCCCGATTTCTCGACGTAGCCGCCGTCAACCGCCAAGCGGCCGCGGATGAATTCCGGCTCGCCCGGGTCCCACGTCAGCGCCTCGACGCTGCGGTTTTGCGCCAGCCACATGCTCGCCGGGATCGTCGTCACGCCGCCCTTTTTATTGAGCACCGGATTGCCGTTGGCGTCGAGCACTGGCATGCGCGGCAATCGATCGTCGACGCTGGCGTTTGGCCACGACGATTTGCACGGCAGATAGATGCACGAACGGCCTTGCGCGTAGGATACAAGGTCTTCGAGCGCGCATGATGACGGCAGCGTCGTGCTGGATGACTGCGACGTTAGTTCCTCGAATTGATCCGCGAAATCGACCGTCATGCTTTCCTCCCAAGCACCACATCGTTGAAATCCCAGCCCGCTTGTTTCGGGATCAGCGGCACCACCTTATGCCCGGCCACGATCCACGCTTGGCGGCCGCGCGTGGCGGCGTTCTGTCCGGCGTTGTTGGCGTCGTGGTCGACAAGTTGAATGAGCGTTGCGATCGCCGGCAGCACCGGCAGGCGCGCGAGCCCGCCGCGCGCCACCGCCGACCAGGCCGGCGTCAGCGGCGCGCCGCGATAAGGAATCCGCGTAGCGGCGGCGAGCACGGTCTCGATTCCTTCGCCGACGACGAGCTGGTCGCTGCCCCGGCCACAGTTTCACCACGCCCATGTGGCCAAGCGCCCGGCGGCCGATCTTGAGTACCGCGCCGTTGTCTTGGCGCAGGCCGATGCGATGAATTCCGGTCACTGCGTCGGTGAGCGGGTCTTGCATCAGCGCGACGATGCAAGGGTGCCGCTCGCCAGCGCCGAAGACACAATTCGGGTGAAAGCGCAGCACACTCTTGATCGTGGGCGGCAGTTTGCTCACGTCGATACCGCGGGTTTCGGCGAGATAACGCTCGCCGATGGTGCCAGCGAGCGGTTGCGTCGCGTTCCAGATGTCGCGGAAGAAGTCGCGCTTTTCGTCCTCGCTCTGTTGCTGCTCCTGCGTCGACGGGGCGTCCCAGGCGTAGAGCGCGTCCAAAGCTTCGGCACGGGTCATGTCTTCGACCCGCATGAGCCAATCGATCCGGTCACCATGCGCGCCGCAGGCGTGGCAGTGATAGTGATCGGGATAGATGCTGCATGACGGATTCGGATCGTCGTGGAACGGGCACGACACCCGGCTGCTGGAATCCAGTGGTAGTGAAACCAACGCAGGCAATGGCGCGGTGTTGCGATCCAAATTGGCGAGAAACATCTCCGCCGCGCCTTGTTCGACCTCTTTCGTGTTCGGCAGTTCGGGGGCGCCGGCGACGAACGTGTCGAGTGCGGACTCGACGGATTCGACGGTTTTGGCCGGCGGTTCGGCCGTCGCCGGCCCTTCGAAGTAGATTCGCCCACTATGCACCTTGCCGCCGAGCGGCCAGCCCACGGCCCATGCGGGCGGCTCCAACATCACCGCGAGCACGTCCTGC